TAGAATACCAATTATTATGCGGAAATGAAATATCTCAAACATCATATGTGTCAACATGTTCCTTTACAAATTCAAATTGGGCATCATCTATTACTCAAGATGGAGTTAAGCTAGATTCTATAACTTTTGGTATAGACTATGGAAAAAATTATTACCTAAAAACAGGTAGCTTCTCATTTCAATTGGCTGGGGGATTTTATCCTATATCTTCATCAATAAACCAAAACCCAGGAGATATAAGCCTCATATTTGGGCCAGGATTAGGATTAATACATTCATATAACCATGCTGTAAAGAATCAAATCACAGCATCTATAAATTTATCATATAATACATCATCTATAGGAATCCCTAAAAACACATCTATAGACCCAAACCAGGTTTCAAACTACATAAGATTTACCCCTACAGCTTCTGGAATGGATCAATACCAAAACTTTAATATCCCATTCCTGTTAGAATATGGGGATGAAATAAGAATAACATGGCAACCTAACAGCTCAATATCCCTATATAAATCCCAAGATTTTACAATTACTGAAATAACCAGTAGTGCTACTACAATCAATAATGATTATTTCTCAATATATATCTCATCTTCAATTCTCTATACAAGTTCAATACTATCAAATTCCGTACTTGATGTAATTAAAGTAACTCCTGACCCTACATTACTCAGTATTCCTAGTGGTTCTATTACTAATTTCACTATTAGAAAAAGAGTTGAAGCTGATGATAGAGTTATTATATTCCAAACAACTCCAATGGGATCACAAGGTATATTATCCCCATCTAATGATGGTTTTTTAATACCTGATGATTTTAGTGAAATACAAAAACAAAATACTCTAACTCTAATTAACCAACTAAAAGATAAAAATGCTTTTTCTAATAATTAATTTTTTAAAAAGCATATATTTATAAATAAAAAATAACAACAAATGGCTAATCAAATATTAAATTTAAATAAGAAAGCTATTAGTAATTATTTAAATGGATTAACTAAACAGTTAGAAAACAAATTAATTTTTAATTACATAAAAAATATATAATATATGGGATATTTAAATAATGGTATAGTTACTATAGATGCCATACTTACAAAAAAAGGTAGAGAACTACTAGCAAGAGGTGATGGATCTTTTAGAATCACCCAATTCGCATTATCAGATGATGAAATTGACTATACTTTATATAATCCTAATCATCCATCTGGATCTGCATATTATGGTGAAGCTATTGAAAACATGCCTCTTCTAGAAGCATTTCCTGATGAGACTCAAATTATGAAATATAAATTAGCTACTCTACCACGAGGAACAGCTAAAATGCCTATCATTGATTTAGGTCTCCAAGCTATAGTATTAAGACAAGGAGCATCAATAGCTATTACTCCTCAAACCCTTAACTACCTAAACAACAATAGTGTAACTGAAGCATCTGGATATACAGCAACCATATCTGATGTTAGATTATTTAGCACATTCAATGGGGTAGGTATCCAAGACCCTAACGTTACAGCATTAAATTCAGTGGTAACTATAGGTACCAATGTTTCTAAGACAGTAATAGGAACAACAATTAATATTAAAGCAACAACTGTAAATACATTATTCGGATCTAATACCCAACTACAAGCTACCTTAACTATAATAGGCAGAGATAGTGGGGCTCGAGTTGTAGTGCCTGTAACCATAACTAAGACAGCAATATAAATTAATTTATAAAAAATAAACAACCAATGTCATTCAAAAGATTCGACCCAGAAGATTTAGTAATTAGCTCAGATGCAGTAACAGCTACCGTTTGGAGTAATAATAACCCAACATTAACATCTTTTTATACCTCTTCTGTACAAATATCAAGTAATACAGGGCAATTTTACTACGAAATATATAACGGAGATCCATTACTAGCTACATCTGCTAATCAATTTGATGTAGTATATTGTGACCAACAAGGAAGTGGAAGCCTTTTATATAATCCTGCAGTGAATGGATATTCTCCTTCAAGAACCATGTATGGACAATATCGTACATTAATTCTTGGAGATGAAAATTCTAATTTTGTATTTGGAAATTATTCATCATCCTATTTTTATGCTATATCAATTGATAGAGCCAGATATAAAGAATCTCTTTTCCCTGGTTCTATAACACTAGAATTAGTAAATGGATCAGACATTATAACTTTAACAGATGATAGCCAAGTTACTCCATCTATTGTTTTTAAAGATGCTGGAAGAGTATTTAACATAGTATCAGGATCATCTGGAACAGTATACACAGGTTCTAATTCAACTGGCTGGGCTGGAGGATCATTAGCTTCTCTTGGTTCCTACGGATGGTTGCTACCAGATGTAGGTATAATATTACTAAATGGAGCAGCATTGGATAGTAATGCCAGTAATGGGGGTATTTTATTAAACACAAATAGAAGCTCTAATACTAACTCAGCTAATAATCCTGCAAAATTATATGATGCATTTACTAGTTTTACTTTAAATAGTCAAGAAACGCTTACCTCTGATTTTATATTTGTAAGAGCAAGAAATTCTGAATTTAATTATTCTGAAAATCCATCATTTATATCGGGTAGTACGGGTGAGGTTATTTATGATTTATTTATAAATAGTCCTCAAACTTACATAACAACAGTGGGATTATATAATGACAATAATGATTTATTAGCAGTAGCCAAAATATCAAGACCACTGATTAAAGATTTTACCAAAGAATTACTTGTGCGTTGTAAAATCGACTTTTGATCTAGATAAATGGTGATTTTTTAGTACAATAATTAACTAAAAATAATTATTTAAAAACAATAGAAATGTCCTGATGAGCATATTCAAACAATTTACTACTAAAGATGTAGTAATAACTCCATTTACTGTTAATAAGTTATTCTCATTTAATGGAAGTGAAATTACTGGCTCTAATATAGGAATAGATTTCTTTACAGGTACTAGATCAACATCAAGTGTTTTTATATCTTCATCTGCTTCTAATACCGGAATATCCTATAAAGAAAATAAAAGCTGCATATACAATAGTATAAAGCAACTTTACTACTCTAACTACCTTTCCTCAGAATATGGAGACCTAGCCACTACTGAAAGTATAGTCCCAGGGGCAACTCCTGAAGGAGATAGATATGTGGGGCCCATCCCTTCCCCTAGATTTGATAATTATTTTCAATCTTCAATCTCCCAATCTAGATATTTCCCATTTACTGGCGATGGTGGGTTGGTGTGGAATAACGTTAATGAATTTTGGGAAAATGTTTTTGAATATTGGAACGGAACACCAGAAGAGATCTCAGTAATATCTATTCCATCTAAAATTTTTGGAGAAAACATAGTACCTAACACTTTTAAGTTTGAATACACTTCATCTAATTTTCCACTATCCATAATAACAGACGATGGGGAGGGAAACTTAATAACTGGCTCAAGTGTAGTAGGACAAATATTCTATAGTCATGGAATAGCAGTACTTACTTCTGGAGGATTCGAATCAATATCCTCAGATATAAACAACATAACCTTACTATATGGGGGAGTATATGGGACAGCAATATATGGAGGTGCACCAATACCTAACTTATCAGTGTATGGAGGATTACCATATTATCTTAATTTAAATGGAGTATCAATATCATTTTCTTCCTCTTTCCAAATATATGAAACCCAATATAAATGTAATATTAGAGAAAATGAATATGGTTACTCACTAAACCCAACATTACTATCAGGTAGTATAAACAATACATATTATGATTTTGCTACTGGTTCATACTTCAATCCATATGTAACAACTGTGGGATTATATAATAATAATCAAGAATTAATAGCCATAGGTAAATTATCCCAACCTGTACCTATTTCTAAATATACTGATACATCTATAATAATTAGTTTAGACAGATAATATGTTGCTGTATCAAAATAAAGTTATAAAAGACATAAAGGATTTTGGTGATTGTACTCCATTTGGCTTTATATACATAACAACCCATATCCCTACAGGCAAAAAGTATTTAGGCAAAAAATCACTATTCCATACCCTAAATAAAAAACTAGGCAAGAAAGAACAAGCCCAACAACCTATTACGAGAGGTAGAGCTAAAACTACCAAACAAATAATAAAAGAATCTGACTGGAAAAACTACTACGGTTCAGAAGAATTTATAAAGCAAAAAATTAAAGAGAACAAACAAGAAGAATTTACTCGTGAAATAATTCATTTGGTTAAAAATAAAAAGTTACTAACATATTTTGAATGTAAATATCAATTTATGTATAGTGTGTTGGAGAGTGAGGAATGGATAAACCAAAATGTTTTGGGTAAGTTTTATAAAAAAGACTTTGCTTCTTAAATTTTATTTATTATATTATGTTTTGTGAATAATGAACTCATATTAAACATTTTATATCAAACATTAGGGTCTGGAAAAAAAACAGCGAGAGGTAATTATGCCTTTAAATGCCCTAACAATTGTCATCCTACTAAACATAAACTTGAAATTAATATAGAAACCCATCAATATCAATGCTGGGTGTGTGGGGGGCAAAAAGATGGGTATAAAGGAAGCAACTTAATAAAGTTATTAAAACAAGCCAACATCCCTTCATCTAAAATAGATGAATTAAAACCACTAGTAAAAAATAACTCATACAAACCTAGTGAAATACAAAATAACAACGTTGAGCTACCTAAAGAATTTATCCCACTATGTAATACCCTAGATAATACTATATATAAACTTGCTTTAAAATACTTAAAAACTAGAGGAATTACTCAAGACGATATATTAAAATATAATATTGGCTACTGTGAAAATGGATTATACCATAATATGATAATAATCCCATCATATGATTCTAATGGAAAATTAAATTATTTTACCGCAAGATCATTCGAGAAAAACCCCTACATAAAATACCGCAACCCAGACATATCTCGCGATATAATACCATTTGAATTATTTATAAACTGGAATATACCCATAATCATATGTGAGGGTCCATTCGATGCTATAACTATTAAAAGAAACGCTATCCCATTACTAGGAAAAAACATCCAGCCTAGCTTAATGAAAAAAATAGTTACATCGGCCGTAAAAAAAATATACATAGCTTTAGATACGGATGCTATCAGTAAGGCTATTAAATTTGCTGAAGAATTTATGAATGAAGGTAAAGAAGTATATTTATTAGAACTTGATAAAAAAGACCCATCAGAGATTGGATTTTTAGATTTTACTAAATTAATACAATCTACCCTTCCTCTTAATCAATATAAATTAATGGAAAAAAAATTATCAATATGATAGAAAAAAATATATATGTTTATAAAAAAAGTATAAAACGAATACTTGAAATAGATCCAAATTCTAAAAGAATAAATATTTTAGATAACAGATTCTATACAAGAAACGATCAATATTACCCATCCGTAACAAGCATTCTTCAATTTTTTCCAAAAGGCAAATTTTTTGAAACATGGCTAAAAGATGTAAGCCACAATTCAGATATTATAGTAAGGAAAGCTGCCGATGAAGGAACTCAAGTGCATGAAGCTATAGAAAAATATCTTCAAGGTGAAAAATTAACTTGGATAGATGAAAATGAAAATTCAAAATACTCATTAGATGTATGGAAAATGATATTAAAATTTCACGAATTCTGGTCATCCCATAAGCCAACCCTAATTGAAAGCGAAATACATCTATTTTCAGACAAATTCAAATATGCAGGAACATGTGACTTAGTAGTGGAAATAAATAATAAAAAATGGATATTAGATATAAAAACATCAAACTCTCTTCATACTAGCTATGACCTACAATTAGCCGCCTATGCTCAGGCTTGGAACGAAAACTTTGATGAAAAAATAGACCATACCGGGATATTATGGTTAAAATCCTCAAAAAGGGGTGAAGATAAAAAAGGTGAAAAAATACAAGGGAAAGGATGGGAATTATATGAACCTGAAAAAAATATTGAAGATAACCTTAACTTATTCCACCTCATCCATGAATTATATAAACTAGAAAACCCCAACATCAAACCCATAAACGATCAGTTCCCTACCGAAATACAAATCACTCCCGATATATAATATATTTATTATAAATACTATACATGGTAAGCGAAAATTTCGGATATAGAGCCGGTAAATTTGATAAAAACTCTCCAGCTGAACGTCTTAAAGATAGGGGAATAGGAATGTTGAATTCAAAAGTCGGCCTATTAGGAACAGGATATTATTTTGTAGGTGATAAAAAAGATGCAATAAAATTACAAAAATCTGTAGAGTATGAGTCTATATCTGAAATAGACTTATCAAAATATAATCTATATAAACCTTCTGACCCATCAGGATTTTATGAAAATATTAAAAGCGTTACATATTATATTAATGGATTAGAAGCAAAAGATCTTAAAGATCCTGAAGTTAAAGAAAATATAAAAGATGCTATTGAAGTATTTTCTGAATTTTTAAATATAGACAAAAAAACAACATCTAGTATATTTAAAGAATATATTAAAGATGTAATAAATAGAAAAGATGGAGACCTATTATCCAACAGATTGTTATACCAATATGATGGTATTGACCTGACTGAAACTCCATATGATGATTTTGGAGCGGGGTCACTAATATTCAATGGGAAACTAAAACCCAACACATATCGGGAAATAACAGAAATTGACGAAATTAATAAAAGAGGATTTAATCCGAAATTAGGTAATGATCCGTTTGGGTTAACCCAATATGCCCGTGAATTATCTAAAGGATTAGAAGAATCATTACTGATTGAAGTGGGAGAAGGAACATCACCATATCCGTATAAAAAAATATCAACTAAGAAATATGGAGACAATGAAACTGTATTCCTATTCGAATTTACCACAGATACTGGATTAGAATACACTGTGTCTTTATCATACAAACTAATGCAAAGGCTTCTTAAAGTCACATTCTTTGTAGGTGAAGGAGAATTTACAGCTATAAATAAAGGTATAAAAGAAGCATTCCGAGTTATATCAACTGTACAAGAAATAATAAAAAAAGAAATCCAACCAAATATCGATATCCAATATATTAGATTCGAACCAGCTAAGGGGAAAGCTAATGACCCTGAAAACCTAAAAGGCTCAGAACAAAGAAATAAACTATACACAGCTTATATAAAAAAATCATTTCCTCAAGCTGAAGTTAATCAGGTGGGGGGGTCAATGATTATTAAATTGAATGAAGAAGCAATATATTCTAA